ATTCAACGAATGGGCTACTTTTTCGCTGAGAGAGTGTGGTCTGATAATGTCTTTATCCCTGTTGAGAAACTAGCATGAAGCGAGGAAACGAATCATTCTCTGGTTACAACAAACCCAAGAGAACACCTAACCACCCAACCAAGAGCCATGCGGTTCTTGCGAAAAGTGGTGACGAGGTGAAACTGATTCGTTTTGGTCAACAGGGCGTTAAAGGCAGTCCAGACGGCTCAAAGAGAAACGAAGCGTTCAAAGCTCGTCATGCCGAGAACATCGCCAAAGGCAAGATGAGTGCTGCTTATTGGGCGAATAAGGTTAAGTGGTAAGAAAATAGTAAACACCAACGAGCCGAGAGGAATTGGTAAAAATGAAAAAAATAGAGAGCGGAAATTCCGCAAACCTAACTAATAGGGGCAGAGGAAGGCCCAAGGGCAAGCCTAATAAGGCCACAACCGAGTTTAGAGAGACCATTAGTGCTCTGCTATCCAACAACTCGGAAAATGTCGAGAAATGGCTTAAATCGGTTGCAGACGGAGACCCGACTGTTGACCGCAAGCCTGACCCTTATCGAGCATTGGACTTGATGGCAAAACTTGCCGAGTATGCGGCTCCGAAGCTATCAAGGACTGAGCATACTGGTGACTCTGACAAACCCATCGAGTTGAAAGTTTCATGGGCGAAATAGTCATCCCTTACGCCCCAAGAGACCAACAAGCACAAATCCACGAACTAATCGACAGCAAGCGGTTTACAGTCGTGGTGGCGCATCGAAGGATGGGCAAGACTGTCTCTGCGATTAACCATATCATTAAGGATGCTGTCCTGAACCAAAAGGAAGCGCCTCGCTACGCCTATATAGCTCCGACCTACGGACAAGCAAAGCGGGTGGCTTGGGACTATCTGGTTAAGTACTCGACTCCTTTGGGTGGGACTCAGAACATCTCTGAATTGAGGGTTGACTTCTGGGGAAGGCGAATTCAACTCTACGGCTCAGACAATCCAGAGGCTCTACGGGGTCAATACTTTGACGGGGTTATTCTTGACGAGATTGGCGACCAAAACCCAAAGATTTGGACTGACATTATCCGACCAGCACTAGCTGACCGCTTGGGATGGTGTTTGTTTATCGGAACGCCGAAGGGACACAACCACTTTAAAGACCTGAGAGACAGGGCAGAAACAGAGGATGGTTGGGGGCTTTTGGAGTTTAAGGCTAGTCAGACGGGTGTGATTGCCCAGACAGAGTTAGACGCTGCCAAGTCCGAGATGGGAGAAGATAAGTATCTTCAAGAGTTTGAGTGTTCGTTTAACGCCGCCGTAGAGGGGTCTTATTACGGACAGATACTGAACGACCTAGAGACAAAGAATCACATTCAGGAAATACCGAGGGATGACCTTTGCCGCACGATTACCGCATGGGATTTGGGCATGGGTGACTCAACGGCTATCTGGGTGGCGCAAATAGCTGGTTCAGAGATTCGTTTAGTTGATTACTACGAAAACAACGGGGTTGGTCTGGATAAATATGTTTCTTGGTTACGAGATAACAATTGGGCGAGCGCCGAGCATATCCTTCCCCATGATGTGCAGGTAAGGGAATTAGGGTCTGGAAAGAGCCGTTTAGAGGTTCTTCAGGAAGCAGGGCTAAATGTCCGCATCGCCTCAAGGATGAGCGTAGATGACGGGATTCAGGCTGTTCGCCGCCTTCTACCGAGGTGCTGGTTCAATGTCCCTGCTGTGAAACAAGGGCTGGACTGCCTGAGAAACTACCGCCGAGAGTTTGACGAAAAGAGGAAAGTCTTTTATGACCGACCTTTACACGATTGGTCAAGCCACGGCTCTGATGCTTTCCGCTATCTTGCGATAGGACTCGATGAGGGTTCTTCATGGGGTAAATCTATCAACCAACCACCGAAATGGGTAATCTGATGTATTTCTTAAAACAAGGCGACATTGCTGACGCAAAAAAAATAGCCCGAATGGAGCAAACCATTCTTGAGCTTGAAAAGCGGATTGAAATGCTTGAAAATGTGGCGAAACCGCTACAATCGGAGCAACGCCCACGGATGGGCAGACCGCCAAAGGTTAAAGATGAGCCAAGACAAACTGAAGTCGATAATCGAATCGGAGATTGATAATTCGATTGGTTTTCTAGAGACTGAGACAACTCAGCAACGCACAGACGCACTATCTTTCTATTTACGACAACCACTTGGCAACGAAGTTGAAGGTAAATCCTCAATCGTTACTGGCGAAGTGGCTGAAGCCGTAGATGGTGCGCTTCCCCCATTAGTCCGAATCTTCTCGTCAAGCGATGAGGTGGTTCGTTTCGACCCTCGTGGCCCACAAGATGAAGCTGGAGCCAAGCAAGCGACTGAATACTGTAACTGGGTGTTCATGCGTGATAACGCTGGTCTCATCATCATGCACGATTGGTTTAAAGACGCTCTACTTCAAAAGGTGGGAGTGGTTAAAGCCTATTGGGAAGATAAAGAAGATGTGACCAAAGAGAAATATCGTGACTTGTCTGATGACGAGTTAGCGATGTTGCTTTCTGATGACACTATGGAAGTGGTCGAAAAGGAAGTGGTAGAGAATCCAGTTCTTGACCCTGCTGGCAATCCTGTTCTTGACCCTATGGGTCAGCCTGTGATGTATTCGTCAAACAGCGTCACAGTCCAGAAAAAGAAGAAATCAGGCCATGTGGTTGTTGAGAATGTACCGCCTGAAGAATTCCTCATCTCCAAGAGAGCTAAGAAAAGCCCAAAAGATGCGCCTTTTGTTGCTCACCGCCGTTTGATTACTCGTAGCGACTTAATCGCAATGGGCTTTGATAAAGACATTGTGGATGGGTTGCAGGCTTCTAACTCGCTGACTTACTCACCTGAGTACTTAGCCCGTGTCGCACCTGGCGAGAATCCTGACGATGGTATCTCTATTGATGAGTCAATGGAGACAATCGAGGTTTTCGAGTGCTATGTCACAGCCGATATTGATGGTGATGGCATCGCTGAACTCCGACAGGTTTTCTACGCTTCAAACGAGATTTTGAGCGATGAAGAAACTGACTACATTCCTTTCCACTCACTCTGCCCAATTCCTACTCCACACAAGTTCTTTGGCGAATCTCTCGCTGACAGAACGATGGATTTGCAGTTAATCAAAACAACTATCACTCGACAGATTCTTGACAACCTGTATCTGACGAATAACGCCCGTGTGACCGCTGTTGATGGACAAGTTAACTTAGATGACCTGTTAACTGCCACAGCTGGTGGTGTGGTTCGCATTAAGTCTCAAGGCGCTGTTCAGCAATTAGCTGTTCAACCCGTGGCTGCTCAAGCCTTCCCAATGCTTCAATATTTGGATTCAATCCAACAGAAGCGCACAGGTGTAACAGAGGCTTCCCAAGGTCTTGACCCGTCTATTCTTCAGAATGTGACTGCCGCCGCTGTTGCGTCTATGCAACAGTCTGCCGCTGGCAAGATTGAGATGATTGCCCGAATCTTTGCAGAAACTGGCGTTAAGTCGCTGTTCCAAGGGATTCTCCATCTTCTTTGTAAGTACCAAGACAAGCCTCGTATCATTCGGATGCGTGGTCAATATGTCCAGTTTGACCCTCGTGAGTGGTCGAATCAGTACGATGTTGATATTAATGTCGGCCTCGGTGCTGGTAACCGCCAAGAACAGATGGCTATGCTGAACATGGTTCTTGCCAAACAAGAGCAAGTGTTGCAGACAATGGGGCCAGCTAATCCTCTGGTTTCTATGGGTCAGTACCGCAATACTCTTGGTCGCATGGTGGAAGCCGCAGGATTTAAGGATTCTGCTGAGTTCTATAAATCCATCACTCCAGAGCAAGATCAAGCGCTTGCAAACCCACCTCAACAAGAGCCACAAGTACCGCCTGAGATTCAGGCATACATGGCTAAGACACAAGCGGACATTCAGGCTCAACAAGCCAAAGCTCAAGCTGACATTCAGTTGGCAAGAGAAAAAGCCGCTGCCGAGATTCAGTTAATGCGTGAAAAAGAGGCCGCACGACTCCAGTTTGAGCGTGAGAAATCTGCCGCAGAACTCCAATTGAAACAAGAGGAATTCTTAGCCGAAGCCCAAATGAAAGCCATGAAGGTAGGTGCAGGGATTACTTCTAATGTAGAAATACCAGGGTGAAAATATGGGATGGGGCTTTTTTTCTCCGATTCAAAACGCACTTGGAAATGCTGTTGATACTGTTTCAGACATAGGTGAGGGCGCTGTTGATATAGTTAAAGATGTTGGTAAATCAATAGACCAAACAGTAAGAGAAACATTGCCTGGCGGATGGACTACCGCCGCTTTATTGGCTGCTGGTTATTACTATTCACCAGAAATCAATGCTTATATCAGCGCTGACGGGGCGACAATGGCTGCTGGTGCTGATGTTGCAGCCGCTGATGCTGCCGCCGCTACTGCCGCCGAACAAGCCGCCGCATCATTAGCCGCTGAACAAGCCGCTGCTGCACAAGCTGCACAAATCGCCGCAGAAAATGCCGCTTATGACCAAGCAATGCAGGACTTGGCTAAAAACTATGTTTCTCCAGAATTCGCCACTTCTGCCGCTGCCCAAGGTCTAACTTTTAAACAGGCTTTAGATGCTACTCGAGCAGGTCTGTTGGTCAACGCATTAACTGGTGACCCACTTGGTCTAAGCGATGTTGGTGGTAGAGAAGGTGCAAACTTTGCGACTCAGGGATTCGCCCAAGTGCCGATTCCAGAGGATTGGAAGTCTCCGACCTACACTTACAGCCCTGTGCAGAATGTCACTTTTGAGGACTTATTTCCAGGCGTTTCCTTACAAGGAACACAATGGCAAAATATGCCTCAAGCCCAGACATTTAACGAGATGTTTGCCTCTGGTCGACAGACCCCAATGGGTTCTCCTGTGGACATAAATCAAATTGTGGGGTCAATCCTTGGACAAAGCGCAACGAGCTAAAAACCTAATCTCCGATGAGTTTTTCATGGGAGAGATTGAGAAGCTAAAGAACGCAGAACTGGCGGTTATTGTCAATTCTCAGCCTCACAATATTGATGAGCGAGAGGTTGCATATTTGAAAATAAACGCATTACAATCAGTCATAGCGCATTTTGAATCTATGGCAGCTACGAGCGAGATAATCAAAAAGCGCTGGAAAATCCTCTAACGAGGCAGAGGCCTACTGTTTAGGCTGACAATTTGGGAATCAAATGAGCGAAAACACGACACCGCAAGGTAGTGGAACGCTGACTGTGGACACAGCAGCAGCAGCATTTCTAGGGATGATGGATGCAGCAGAGGGAGCCGAGAGCCAACCCGAAACTGAGGAAGCGCCAGAGGAATATGTTGAGGCCGATGAGCCAGAGTTGGTAGATTCTGAAGAAGCTGAAGAACAGCCTACTCGTACATTCAGGGTGAAAGCCGCTGGAGAGGAGCGAGAAGTAACTGAAACTGAGCTTATTGAGGGCTACCAATTAGGCGCAGATTACACAAAGAAAACCCAGAAACTTGCTGAAGAACGCAAAGCGGTGGAAGCCGAAAGAGCGAAGATTCAGGAAGCGACAAAATTAAGAGACCAATACGCCCAACGACTGCAAATGATGGAGCAATTTCTCCAGCAACAGAACAAGGGTGAAAATTTGGAAGCGCTAAAGGAAGTCGACCCTATCGGTTATGCCGTGAAGGTGGCTGAACAGGCACAACGAGAGAAACAGTTAGCTATTCTGCAACAAGAACAGCAACGCATTGCACAACAGCAACAAGCGGAGCAATCTGAGCGTTTACAGCAACATCTCGCTGAAGAAAGTCAGAAACTGACTAGCCTAATTCCTGGTTACGGCGACCCTAAGTCTGGCGACCAAATCCGCAAGGATATTCGTGAGTACGCCAAGTCTATCGGTTGGAGTGACCAAGAGCTTGCAAATCTGTATGACTCTCGAGCTGTTTTGAGTCTGTATCAGGGGATGAAGTACGCAAAACTTCAGAGCAATAAACCCGCAATCGCTAAAAAGGTTGAGGCTGCTCCGAAGATGCTAAAGGCAGGTACATCAGTTCCTCGAAATGCAGAGGCAGAACAGAACAAAAAACTTCACCAGAAGTTGCGTCAATCTGGCAAAGTCCGTGATGCAGCTTTACTCTTTGAAAAATTCTTGTAAGGAATCGAA